AAATGTTTCAGAGCGGGAACAAAATCCTTTTTTGCAACCGCACCCTGAACGAACTTCAAACCTTTAAGCATGTCACTCATTGCGCATCTCCGAACGTACCTGCATTAAAAGAATGCCGAGTTTATTCAGCCCTGTGCCGTTGCACTTACCCCAATAGCGATCACCCCACGCATTGCCTTCGATAAGCAGTGCATCTTCTGTATCGAGTAATTTCAAACCAAGTTCGATGTTTTCGAATTTCTCGCGCAACAGCAGGAGCATCATGTTATCTTTTACACTATCCCAATCTGAACGAATAGAGATTTGGCGGCCAAGCTTCTTAGCTACACCCGGCGAACGTGCACCGCATATTAAGTCGCAGTCACGTGGATTATCAGCCTTATACGCTTGATAGGCATGCTCCACAGTTGGCACTATACGGTTATAGCACTTAACAGGCGAGTCTGCAAAGTTGGATAAGAAGCGATACTGACCGGTAAAGCTATCGATTACCATATTAGCCTCCGCACATATGACTACGTTGGATGCACCACGCTACAAGTTGAATTGCAACAAGGAATGTGCAAGTACTTGATATAGCGTAGAACAAACCTAGCAGATAGAATTTCATGTCTTTAGTCTGTTACCGTACAGTGAATAAAATTGAATCGGGGCGCCTTTATAGAGTTCTTCGCGACACTCGATTCGCACTATTCTGAACGCACTACCTTTATGGGGACCGTATCTCGGAACAATCTTATCGCCAAGCTTAACCTGCTTTGGATCACCTGCAAGATGTGTACCCCATATACAGACATCTGGAATTGTATGCGCAAACATTAGAATAACTCCTGAGTCTTGTGTACATCCAACACCCCATTAACTTCAATAAGATGATCGTCAATAAGTTTATTCAGTTCCATGTAGCCTAGACAATTGTATGCTGCGCGAGATTCGTACACGGTGCTAAGCCGTTCGTAATCAAAACCCTTGCGCTGTAGCATTAAGTTTACACTGTTTTGCTCAATAGGTGTTAGAGTAGATAAATGCCGTCCTTTATCGTGTCGTGCAGGTGAGTCTTTAGACACACTTAGCGGTCCATGCTCGGATGTAAAAATGCTGCCAAACGCAGCAGCTTGAATCCAGGACGATGAGTCGACGCTGTGCCATGGGTAGCGTTTCATCAAATCTGGAGAGGTCATCCCAAATGCGTGAACTTTGAGTCTGGCACGGCCAGATGAATCAAGCATGTGGTTATCCCACATACGGTCCAGCCAAATTTGAGCATCTTTCTGTGTTCGCCCAACGAGACCGCCAATCGTGATATATTCATAACCTGCAACATATACATCCAAGTATCGTGGGTCTTCTCCATAGTGAAAGCAGGGAAGGGGTTTGGCACCTTGGAGTTCCATGTAGCGCTGGTTATCATAAGTCTTACGAGCGTCGCCAATACCGTCAAGTACAGAAGCCATGACAGCGTCACCATCCACACGCAAAATATCTTTATTTTCGATAATGTATCGGCAGTAAGCGTCGATATCAATAGCGACTCCGAGCGAGTGCGCAGAAAAAGCTCCAGAATCAAGAAAGACCTTTGCATCTTGTTGCCTCATAACATCGACATAACGTTGACCAGATACGTAATGATAAGATTCGAGTATATTCGGAATATTGTCAACAACGTTCTGCTCAGACTCCGTTAGCTTCAGATAACGGTTCTGTGTCTTTTTGTAATTATTGGTATAGACAGCGGCAAGAAAAAGATTCATTCGAACTTATTACCTTTCCTACGGTTGTCCAAGGTTGTTAAGTATTGCAGGTTTAACAGCACATGTAAACCAGATACAAGTTTTCCGTTCAGTGGTACAATATGATCCACTTCATAACCTGCGGGACAGTTGCAATAGAACTGCTCAATTGCTTCTTTCTCAGTCCAGGGTACAATGCGTTTGCGTCGTTGTTCGCGTTGCAAATTCGTATTTGCTAAGACTTTTCCGCGATTAGCTTTCGACCAATTTCGATGATTTTCATTTACGCGCTGTTTATTACTATTATTCCAAGCCTTCATTGAAAGTAACTTCTTAGCACGCTGCTCTTCAGATAACTTCTTTGCGCGTTCTGTATTGCATGCAACGCAATTTCGAGTTGATACAAATCTTTCAGCTATGTGTCCGTAGGGACACATATTTCCACTAAAGAATCTTTTTAAGCCTAGCTGTTTGGCTTCGCTATAGCTAATTAAATTCATGTGTTTGCCGTTAAATTTGCGGTACTTTGCCGCGTTTAAATTGGGTTGCTGGGGTGGTACTGTACCCTATTGCGTGCGCAGCGTGTAGCGCGTTTAAATGTATTCGATTTCGTTACGATATCCGACAAAATATGGATATTTTGTATACTCGCTTTTGATAAGTTCTACCCCATATAGCACAATTTTGGAATCTTCTTTAAAAATGATATAGTGCTCTATACCCATTTCTTTTCTTAGTTGTTGAAAAAGGATAGGATGCATTACTAGCTGTATAGGAAATCTACCACAATTGCACTTGGTGTAATTTTCGATAGCATTAACAAAGTGCGCCAGATATCGCACTTTTGTCAAGTCTTGGATATTCATTTTGCGTTAGCAAGCGCCATGAATTCCGCACGCGCAGTTGGATCGTCTTTCAACACACCGCGCAATGCACTTGTCACAGTATGGTGTCCTTGTTGGTTGATGCCCCTGCTTTCCATACAAAGATGGCGAGCCTTGATAATGACGCCTACACCTTTCGGAATAAGATTATCGTACAGAGCGTCCGCGATTTGACTGGTAAGCCGTTCTTGGACTTGTAGTCTACGCGCGAAAGCATCAGCAACACGCGAAAGTTTAGAAAGCCCCACGACCCGGCCATTCGGGATATACGCAATGGTGCAAGTCCCGAAGATATCAGCAAGATGGTGCTCGCACTTAGAGTAGATTGGAATGTCTTTGACCATAACCATCTGGTCGTATTTTTCTGCTCCGTCTTCAAAGACTTTGAGGAGACCGGGAATATCGACATTGTAACCTCCGCACCAGTGCTTCCAAGCTTTGACCACACGAGCAGGCGTTTCACTCAAACCTTCGCGGTTAGACTCGCCAATTATTTCACCTATTAAATCGGCGATAATTCTTTCGTGCGCTGTCGGCGCTTTCAATATAGGCATTTTTGACATCAATCTTCTCCGAGATAAACTGCAGAATTCCCTGCGTGTTCTGCTACTTCACAAGACTTAAGCCAAACACGCGGCGCATGTCCGTTATCGTAAAGCCATTGTTCTGCCAATGTGAACCCCATATGGGCAAAGGCTTCACAACCTACACGATCAACTACGCGCACATCAGCCACATGAATTCCAGCTAGCATGCAAATTTCATCGACTGCGGGATCGTCTTTGGCAACAAGCAATTTGTGATCGAAGTTTTCTTCGAGTGTCGCTTTTAGCGCTTTTAGACCTCCAAAATCAATGCACCAGTTCTGAGAGTTCAGAACTTCACATTCGAAAACGAATTTAAAGGATAATGCGTATCCGTGCAATTGGTTACAATGGGAATTCGCCCTCCATTGACGGAAGGCGCAAGAAAGGCCTATTTCGTGTCCGAAACATTTTGTTGATTGATACATGCTAACCCTTTTTGTATTTGGATTGCAAACGCCACGGAATTGGAACGCCGGGATAACGCCAAATCTTGCGCGTATCCCGACGCGAATAACCTTCGGTAGTGCAGCCAGGCATTATTCAGAACTCCTGTTATCACTTGATGAAGAATCGATAGTGGGAGTTGTGTCGACACTTGCTATTTCTGCAGCAGCATCGGTTTCAGCAAGACAGCTACCTTCACCAGTTACGCACAATTCGCAACCTTCGTCTGCGCCATGCACAATATCTTCTTTAGGACATGCCCAGTTACCACTCGCAACCCCGCCGTCAATATTACCACCTTGGTCGACCAGCGAAGGCGCTTGAACATTGTTCACGAAACCGACGTAGTTGGAAGTATTTGGAAAATCCATCAAACCTTCCGAACATGCGCGCAATACCAGTGGATCAGGCAAACCAGCTTCGAAGAAGCCTTTTGCACGCAGGAGCGTTGCATGGTCGTTACCGGTAGGCGGGTACTTGCCGTCATACGCTGTATGCGTGTGCGCCATTGCTTCCCAGCAGCCGGGCAAAGCTTTTGCCAGCTTGCAGCTTGCAGCCTTTGTCATGAACATGAGCGGCGTAGCGATTTCGACAGCGCTAAAAGGATCGGCTGCATCGTAACCGAAACCAAAGCGGATTGTCTGTTGTGCAGATTTGATAAAGATATCGCGGCAGTCAGGGTAACCGCCGAAGTCTTCCTGGCAAACGCCGGTTACAATGGTGAGTGCACCAATCGAATAGGCTAGATTTGCGGCCAGAGTCAGGAATAGCAGATTACGGCCGGGAACAAAAGTCTTTTCCAGACCACCAGGCAACGAATGCATATCGGCGTACTGTTCCAGATGTGATGTACGGTTCACCAGCGGACTGGAACCGACCAAGATTGGTCCAACGTCGACGATAGTGTGACTAACAACACCCAGCATTTCTGCTACCTTCTTCGCAGATTCAATTTCGATTGCATGCTTCTGACCGTAGTTGTAAGTCACAGCATGCACTTCGTTGAAATGCTCTTTTGCCCAGGCGAGACAGATAGTTGAGTCGGCGCCTCCGCTGAGTATCACAAGTGCTTTAGTTTTCATTTAATTCTCCATTATCGTTAAAAGATTTCCAAGTTAGTCCATACGCTTTAACACCATCTCTTACAGCTCTATTAATCCAGACAAATGCACTCATATTTGTTGTTAGTTTCGCCAAATGACACCATTCGGCAGCTTCGTGACCGCAACTAAAAACTAAATCGTATTCAACACATATTACTTTGCGCCCAGCTTTTGCTGTTCTAACTTCCTCCCGCATTTGAGATATCTTTTGCTGTCTAGAATTTTCTGCCAATCTCTCGGGCTGATTTTGCGCAATAATTTGACGCAAAGAATTTATAGCTCTAGCTTCTGGAGTGCTTAGTGATATTTTTAAAGATTTTGATAAATTTTCACAATGTTGTATAGATTTCTTGCCCCGCATCCTTTCTTTTGTTTCTTCGCTAGCTTTTAAACCTAGTCGACTACCTGCCACTTTACAAACATTGTATTTAGGTTTCAATATATCTATTGCACGTTGTTCATAAAACAATAAATCTTTCGGTTCACAATAAAAGAGCGTTGAAAATATTAAACAATCTTCCCCATATTTATTGTAAGCGTTTTGCAAAGGCTTACAATGGTGTCTACTCTTGCGAAGTTCAAATAGATGCAACCACCTACGCTTATCTATATTAATCGCACTTCCGACATAAAAATTGCCAGAAGGTGCTGCAATTTTATAGATACCAGAATTCATGCCACCTCAATAATTTTGTGCGTCTGAAGTTGAAGGATATGCCCGAATTTCATGCAGCTTGCAACAACCGCCTGGACATTGCGTCTGTATTCTTTTTCGTTTTGCGGGTCCATTGGCTGCAGATAGACCCGCGCATTGTAAGTCAACGGTGGACGAGCTACGCGTGGAGCTGCACTGTGACCGAGCGCCAATGTGGGCAAACCATCTTCAGAATCGACGCTATCGTGCGCAAGGACATACTTGAAATAGTTTGCACGTTGCCCAAGAAGCGTATTGATCTTACCAGCTTTTGGACTGCATACAATTGTCGGCCAACGTGGAAAACCGCGTGAAGGGGCGAGTGTGCCATTTGTCTCAATCTGGACAGTGTAACCCAGAGAACCAAGTGCATTTACAAATGGTGTGATATTTTGACGAAAAGGTTCGCCGCCAGTTATGACCACAAGATGTGGAGATTTGCGCATTTCCTTCACCATTGAAACCAGATCGAGGACGTGCACGGTTTTGCGGTCAGACGTATAGTTGGTATCACATCCCGGACACTGCAAATTGCATCCAGCAAGGCGCACAAAAACAGCGCGATGACCGGTAAAAGGTCCTTCTCCTTGGATAGTGTCGAATACTGAATGAACGTTGAGGACTTGACCGTCGGAATCATTTAATTTCTCGATCGGTTGAACATTGATATGCATAACATCCTCACGAAGATCAGCACGAATGCTGAGTACGGGATAAAAAGGTGTACCTAGCGGGACTCGAACCCTTGTCTTCGTGCTTGCACGAATGGAAACCGTCCTAGGCATACAGCTTGGTGGAAATAGATGGTATTGAACCATCGACCTGTCGATTATGAGCCGACTGCTCTACCGTCTGAGCTATATTTCCGAATTCTTGGCGGAGTTAATGGGACTCGAACCCATGACCTCACGGCTTGACAAGCCGGCGCTCTAACCAACTGAGCTATAACTCCAGTCAAATAACCCTGCCGTAGCAGGGTTATCTTCTTACAAGTGACGATTGGTTTTGCAGATTATGCTGCGGCAGGAGCCGCTACGACAACAGGTTTCGCGACCGGTGCAAAGACGCCGTTGAAGGTTTTCCAGCGAGCATATTGTGTGCGAGTTGTTGCGTCGTTCAGGCCGGCAGCTTGAGTGTGCGGGATCAGTTCGGCAATTGCAACCGGACCTTTCTTAGCTGCGGATTGCGCATCGGCGATTGCCCAGACTTTGCCGCAGGCGCCGTCAGGACGAGGACGAGTCACGCCGTTTTGTTGTGGTTGTTTGACAGCTTTCTTGGCTTCAGCAGCGGCGGCTTTTTCAGCATCAGCAGCAGCCTTGGCGGCAGCTTTTGCTTCTTTTGCAGCCAGATCAGCAGCAGCCTTGTCGGCCTTAGCTTGGGCGGCAGCCGCATCTTTTGCATCTTTTGCTACTTTAGCGGCAGCAGCTTTTGCTTCTTTTGCCAGCTTGGCAGCGGCATCTTTTTCAGCTTTGGCAGCAACGACAGCCGCAGCTTTTGCAGTGGCTTCATCAGCAGCCAGTTGTTCGGGGGTTTTGTGGGACATTTGAATCTCCAGAAGGTTGATAGGGACACGAATTAAGCTATTCTTACACGAGCAACTTCATTATATTGTGGAACTTTTTTTAAAGCAAGCGTATTTTACAGATACTTTAAACTTTATTTTGGTTCTAAGGCTTGACAAATTAGGACTTTGTATGCTTCCATTTGCCAAATTGAACGCTAGCTGTCGAACTATTGATACCTTCTGCTTCGCAAGCTTCGACAATTTGCCTACGAAGAGTCTTAAAATCTGAACTTTGACCAGATTGGATATAAATAACATCTGCAATCTCCCAAACCCTGCCCGTCTTGCTACCAGCTTTAGGCGCTTCGCTAGGACCGTCGCTAGGTACGCGGGGTGTACGGGTAGCAGCGCTACTGTTTGGTGTGCTTGCCGTGTGTTTTGGTACGTATGCCGGTACAGCGTCAATGTACTGCTGCTTTACCAGCGGTGCAGCAGCAACCGCAGCACTTTCATTTTCCAGATTGCGGGCAACAATTACCGGATCTGGTTCGAATAAGTCTACCAACTTTTCAGGTTTTGTTGAACCTTTGACATATTTGTAGCAACTTAAATCTAGTCGATCGACACTATTACACTGCGATTGCAGTTCGTGTTTATCAAAGTCCGATTCAGGCATGCGTTGCAACAATTCATGTACGACCGTAAGAAGCGCATCGCGGCTGAAACCAATGTGGTCAACGCCACAAGTATTCCTATACAAATGCTTGAGTTCGTAGTCTGTTAATGTATCTAATTCAAACTGGACATCACATTTCAGAACTGCGCAAGCTGTATTTGGAGATTCTAACCAGGATAGATTAAGCAAAGCATTTTCATCTTGGTGTTTGCCTAAGAATACGCAACGATCTTTATTAATCAATACATGCATAAAACCTCCTGTTTAATATAGTGCATTATAACATGTTTGCACAAATTAAACTGCAATGATTTGTGGATCAAATGAACCATTGAACGCAACTGCGATAATTTCAGGATTCGGTTTATTTATCCAAACTCTAACATGTGTGGGAACAGTTAATCCTTGCACAAGCATTAGTGCATGGGCTGTAGAAGTCGGGAGCGGTACTTCTGTACGCGCTCTCCAGAATTCACGAGCACGATTTGCAGGAGCACCGGCCATTTCAAAGTGGACATATTCTGTGAACCGAGTTAATCCGCAATAATACGACACCTTAATACAAGGAGGTTTCCCTGTCTTTCTATGCTCTACATAGGTGACATGTTGGACTGCGTACTCGGCTGTAACGGGATGGTCTTCTTTGATAATTTCGTCACTGCTTGCTGTCTGGCGTAGTTTAGTTTGGAATACAAATTCATGACCACATCCTTCAGCACTTGGTTCAGAAGATCCTCCGCAAAAACGAGCACTTAAATGATTATACATTGTGCATTCAGGACATTCTTTGATCGGTACTTCGCCTGTTTTCTCACCTTTCTTACGCGGTAATACAGGATCATTGATCGGCCCGAGGCGTTTAATGTTTCCTGCAAAGTCTAAACAGAGGCAATTGCGCTTAATAGAGGCAGCAATAGAAGCGAGACGTCCGGCAGTTGTTGTCAAGTCGTATCCGGGCATAAATAATGGACGAGTTCCACGACCTAACATCTGCACCCAAAGAACAGTAGAAGCTGTTGGGCGTAGCATTACAATCATATCTAATCCAGGATGGTTGATCCCGGTTGTCAGAACACCCATATTGATGATTGCTGTAAAGACCCCAGCTTTCCAATCACGAATATTTGCGTCCCGTTCTTTCTTTTTCATCTTACTGTGAACTACGCGGCAACTTACGCCGCAATAATCCAACATCATACGTATTTTTTCACAATGATCTAAACTTGTCCCGAATACAAGCCAACTGTTGCGGTGTTCTGCGTAAAGCATTGTTTCTTGAATAGCAGACCAAGTAACTGCATCTTTATTAACTGCAAGATCCAATTGCTTGTTGTTGAAATCGCCCATCCGCATCCCGACACCGTCTGTATCCAGTATTGTTTGAGTCGGTTTGGAAATCAGAGGGATTAGATATCCTTCACGAATGAGCCAGTTAAATGAGGCCATACCTGTGATATCGAAGCACAGATCTGTAAAGATTCCATCTTCGGTGATCTTACCTTGTCCAGCGCGCCATGGAGTAGCTGTGAAACCGATGACACGTAGATTAGGATTAACGATTTTAAGATGATTAATAATGCGCATGTACATTGATTCGTCGTCTTGACTAAGAAGATGACATTCATCGATAAGCATTAGATCAATTTTACCGAATTGTTCAATGACATTAACAATACTCGCAACACCGCAAAAAGTAATTTTTGCGTACATGTCTTTTTGGCTTAATCCAGCGCTATAGATACCTGCCGGGGCTGTGGGCCAAAGACCCATAAATTCGAGATAGTTCTGTTCGACAAGTTCTTTCACGTGCGTCATTACCAGCACGCGCTGATTCTGGTAACCAGCGTAGAGCTTTTTTAAGAAATCGGCAATGCAAAAAGCTTTGCCTGTACCTGTAGGCATCGCAACGACCGGCATTCGATCTTTCTGCATTGCATATGTGATTAAGAAGTTGAAAATACTATCTACTGCTGCAACTTGATAATCACGAGCGACAAGCATTGCCATATTAGATCTTTAAATAGTGTTGACAACCTGCAAGTTGTTCGTCTTCGCTCAAAGCACGATATTCAATGCCGGGCATAATAGATTCTTGGCAACGCCATGTCCCATCTTCTTCAGCTACCGAATGATAACATGTCCGACAATTGCGTTCAGGTTCTTTATTATCATGACAAACACCTTTATGATCGCAAAACTTGCAGATCCAGTATCCCGGAGATTCGTTTAGCTTCTTTGGTGGACGACGCATATCGATAAGTTGCACAGCACGATCCAAATATTGATCCGCATGCATTGTATCTAAATGAATAAATTCCATCCATATCTCGTCGGTATCTTTATTTACCGCTGCATACAATCCAATTGTTAAGCCCATCTTACGCATGTAGACTTGCATCTGTGTATAGTGTTCGGGTTTAGCGTAGCGCACACCCTCTTCAATTAGTTTTGCGAAGTACTTGGCACTATGTGTCTTGAATTCAAGTAAGCACGCTAACAATTTTTCCAAATCTGGAAGACCAATAGCTATACCGTCCCCACTACCGCCAAAATGTCCTCCGGCGTGCTTGATTTTATACTGGTTACCTTTTTCATCTTGTTGATAGACCTGCACCCCAATGATGAGTAACATTGCGATAAAACGAGCTTCTTCCAAATGACCACGATTAAACAGGCGCAACATTCTGGGAATGAAATTCGGTTTCGTGAACCAATGCCAGCTATACCAGATAGCTCGCGGACACTCCTTTCCAATCATCGATGCACCCATGTGGTTACGAAATGGGTTCTTAGATGCCGGTTGGTAAGCGTCTTTCATATGCGGCAGCACTTTACCAAGCGCTACACGGAAAGATGCGCCTTGATCTGCAGCCATAACGGCTTCGATAGCTGCCAATGTCTTATCTGCTTTATAGACAGCCATTTGTTATCCTATTTTGTATTTATCGCGGCATCGGGCGCAATGACCTTTGACAATGCGTGTAAAGAATTCATCGCATTTTTCACAGTTGCCGGGTTCGCCGACAGGGATTTGGGAAGCTTTATCGCGGATCGCTTTTAACTGCGCATCCAGAAGAGGTCTTGCATGTTCGTCTGCATCATCAACAACGTCCGACATTTTATTCTCCAAAGTAAAGACAAACCCCGAAGGGCTTGTCTTTAGAACGCAAAATAAAACTAGGCTTATGCTGCCGGAGCAGCCGGTGCTTGTGCCATCCAAGGCGGTTGTACCGGCAAAGCTGTAGCACCAGCGGCAGGGGCTGCGGGTGCTGCTTGCTGTACAGGTGCTGCGGGAGCTTGTGCAACAGCGGCAACAGGTGCGGCAAACGCTGGCGGTGGTGCTATGGGTGCAGCGGCGCCGGGAGGTGGTGCGAACTGCTGTGGGACCGGCGCAGGTTGTCCGACCGGTGCTTCGGGGTTCTGTTGCTGCCATGGTTGAGCAACTGGAGGTGGTGTCCAGGCGCCGGCCGGAGCTGCTGCCGCTTGAGGAATTGGAGGTGGCATAACTGGTGCTGGTGCAGCAGCTACAACGGCGCCTGCCAGAGGTGCAGAACCAATCTTGCGGTAAGCCATGATCTTGTTTTTGGCAGCATATTTTTCAGTCGCTGGAGTTCCAGGTGGCGAACCAGCCGGTGGTTGTTCCATTTGCGCTGCTTCGACTTTGACCTTGATTTCCATCGGGATATTGTGCAACATGACTGTATCGCCGATTTGGATGATGCCCACAGCTTCGCCGAGAGATTTCAGTTGCCGATAAGCGATATCCATTGCTTCTTGACTTGGGTTTTTGATATTGAAACCTTCGTACACTTTGCGGTTCGCGTAAGAGCCTTCCAGAATCGTAAAGACGCATTCCAGACGTTCGCCGTTGCCCGAAGATGTCGGTTTCAGTTCGGACTCCACCATGGCCATTTTATACCAACCTGATGGAACCGGATCCTGACCGCCTGTCGAAGCTTCGACATTAGTCAAGTCGAGATTAATGATTGCCATTTTAGTACCTTTTAGATATTTACGTTCTACCCGTTGTTTTGTCCGCCAACGGGCACAGCGGTTTTAATTCTTATGCTACAACATCCCGGTTGTAAAGATCGACGCCGCTTGCTTTGTAAATGGCGGCTGCAAGGTAATTCCAGCCGTTATCTTTTGGGATAGAAATGTTTTCCGTTACCCCGAACCGGTTACCCGCCACGTAAGACGGTGAACGTGTAATAGCAAGGATGCGCCCCACATTAGAGCTAATTCCCTTGGATATCGTTTTGGATTCAGCGATGTACATTGGTTCATGCAAGAAGCCGATTACATCAGCCCATTGTGTAAGCATCTCGCGTTTGCCGTAGGTCTTCTGATTCTTAGGAGAATGCAGCAATAAATCCCAGGAATCATATTCACCATTTTGGGGATCCAGCAACTTGGCCGCAAATACATGGCAAGTAATGATAATATTGATTCCGTATTGCTGAGCAAGGACGTCGCACTTGCGTGTAAAATTTGTGAACAGTTCGTTCGAAAAGGCATATGCTTTCCCATAGCCGCCGAGCGCTGAGTCCATTGTAACTGTCTTTTTGTTACCGGGAGAATATTGCGGGTCACGAGCGAGGACCGCTTCGTGTATCAGAGTCTCCAGCGATGTCGCGCTGTCAATAACGAGCGACATGTAGGGAAAGGTTTTTGCGGCACATGATGCTAAGATTTCGTCCAGCAGCAGCATAACATGATCATATGCGTACAACTGTGGAGTTTTTTGGATCTTTACTCCAGCGTAACCAGCTTCTAACGGAACCAACAGTGGTCGAGGTGCATTGGCGACGAGAGTTGTTTTACCGATCTTTTCCAGACCGGAAATAACAATCCGAATACCTGTCGGAGTTGAAGTATTTGTCACACTATCGAGGATGCCTGCCATGATGTTCCTTGTGTACGAATGTTGTACTGGAAGTAAATTATGCGCTTACTTGTGGCTAAACGCAAATGAATATTGTACTAGATGCCAATATCGTTCTTGCCGCGAATAGACTGAAAATTTGGAAAACGCGGTTTGTCTTTGACACCATGAGCGAAGTGTTTAAATTTAATAATCTGATTAATTAAGAGATTTTGATTTTCCCAATAATAAATCTTTTCTTCTTTTGTCATTACGCCTGGAGATACCGTAATTTCGTCACCTGCTTTGAATAGTTCAGTTGTTTTCAAGATGCGACATTGCATACTGCCCAGCATCCCATTCGGGATTTTGTTTTCTTGGTGCGAAGTGCGGAACTGTCTGCCGAGTTCGTTTATTTGCGCTTCGTTGTCGTTGCGGTTGCCTTCGGTAAGACCGATAACGATTGCCTCTTCTTCGATGAAGTGCTTAATGCGGAGCAAACCACCTTCCCGAACAGTGCTTCGGCCTTGCTTATGAAGCCCTTTGGGGTCACGAATAATAGTACCTTCGAAACCCAGGATAAGAAATTGTTCATCCACTGCCTCTAATTGAACCATATCTTTACAACTATAGGAAGGCACAATGCGGAGATGGCCACCTAACGTATTAACCACATTGATTAGTGCGGCATATCGCTCTTCATAAGGCATAGCGATGGTACGTTCTGTAACATAGTCGAAACAATGCCATAGCAAGAATGGTTCTCCGCCAATTGTAGACGTTGCGCTACTGGTGAGAGAGCACAGACGGGGATGTACTTCAGATTCGGCAGCAAGTTCACCATCCAAACCTTTAAAAGATGGATCACTAAACATCTTAGCTGTGTGAAGATTGCCATGAGGTTTCAAACTGCGTCCTACCATGTTGCCATAAGGATTCCAACCCCTGACGCCGTCGATCTTCGGCTGGGCGATAATTGGGAAGCGTACCTTTTCTTTTACATAGTCGGAAGCAAGCATAGGCTTCATGATTTTGTTACCCTTGTAATGATTTTACGAACATGCAATTCCCAGAACAATATAATCCATAGTGCTAGAAAGACTAACACATAAAGCAGGATTTTAAACGTTATCCGCAGAAGGTTGCTCTTTAAGATAATCATAGTACGGCACCTTTTCGCCGTTGACCTTGAAACCCCATGTGCCACGGTATTTGTAAGTTATGAACAGAGTCCAAACACCTTCTTTGGGTAAGTCAATAATACGATGATATTCGTTGAATTTCAAAGTAGCGCTCTGGCCAGATTTACGATCATAAAAATAACCAAAAGGGGTATAGTCACCAAATGTGTCATATTCGCGAATCTCCAGATACCAACCGCGCAAGATAATTGTACGTGCATTCCATGGATGGTCGTGCATGTCGCGATCGCTGTCTGGCCGCATAATGCGGTGCAGTCGGATAGAGATTGGGAAAGACCACGGAATTCTTTTGCCTTCTTTGGTCAAGCGTACCTTTTCAGCTGTTGCGAGATACGGGTTGAATAACCAGAACCGATACATATAAACCGTATCGCAGTTTTGTGATTTGATATGCGTGTATGGGGTTTGCATTGCCCGATTAATGAGCCAATTGGTCACAGATGGGCGTGCTAAGAATCTAGCTATAAGGTTCCAGAACATATTATTCTTTCGGAGTTTCAGGATTGCCTGTATTGAAGACTGGTGTATGCCAACCTTCTTGCGGATAGGCAGCAAGTCCTGGAGGTTGCGAAGGTTTGAGAACTGTTTCAGGCAGATCTTTTGGTTCTGCGAACAGAGGCACTTTAGATTGTTCTACTGCCTTATCCTGTGCAATATGACGCTCAACCAAAATGCGTTTTCCGTAATGGCTGATCTTTTCACCGTCGTAGATACCGAATTCGTCCGCACCGGGCTTGCCGTTACCCAGGCGTGCAGATGCACTGCGCCAGATAGCTTTGAACGCACAACCTTCCGCAAAGGTCATTTTCAGCGCTGTGATAATGTCTTCGCATTCGGCAGTGTATGCACTGCCGCGTTTCGGATACTCTATCTCGGCAAGATAGTAATTGGTGTTACCGCCGGTGAGCTTGTCGGTCATGATATTTCAATCTTTCTTTTTACAATTTTCCCGCAATATAGGAAATTTTTCAGATATCCAAATTGAGATCTACCTTTTGCGTAAAACTCATAAATCTGATTATCCTGCTCCCAATAGCAATGCCAACGACCTTTTGTATTGCGCATGAATTTAATCTTCACAGACTTTGGAGATTTAACCCATGCGCACACCGCTGCCAGGATACAATTTGACCACATTATCTAGCGCTTTGGGAGCACGATTTCCATCTGCGGCGAACCTTCGGTAATGGTAAGCACTTGATCGAAGAGTTTCATTTCTTCTTCCGTGAGCTTGCGGTATTCGCCTGTCACCAGTTCTGGTTTCCACTTCACCAGCGCATCGGGGTTAATCCCTTTTTCGCGCATGGCAGGCGACATTGTTGCCAGCAAAGCTTCATCCACCTTGCGATTAATCTTGTGGTCAGCTTTAAGAATCCAACCATCTGTAAGCGCATGCTTGTTCACACCTTCGCGAGGTTCGGTGAAGATGCCTTTGAAAATCTTTTTGCGCAGATCCATTTCTGCGGTCTTGATGGTTTCCAATTGCTTGGAAAGTTCGTACCATTTTGTCAGATCTTCCTGCGTAACAGCCGCAGCAGGATCAACAATTGGAGTTACTTGCGGTGCATTAAGGTCAGACATGATGATCCTCTTTATGTTGAATAACTGGTTAAATGAATAATGTTTGTTTCTTGCGGAGCTATCGATTCCCATCCTGCAAGCCCTAGAGCCGGTGCTCCCTTCCAGCCTTCGAACCAATTCTTTTGTTTAACCACATTGGGTAATTTCAACAAACGCTGCTTCGCACCACCTTCCCCAAATTTACATTTTACATCGACTAATGCCTGTTCTGCAAGCAATTCGCGCAATGTGTAGAATATTGTATATTCCGAGAGGTGTAACTCATCTTTTATCGTTTGTCTAGTAACGTATGCATTTGTAGATACAAGATGCAAAATGGCATCTTTCCGGGCCTTTACGGCAGCTTCAAGATCATAGTTTGTCCATCTACCATGACCAGTATTGGGGCGACCGCTCATTTTGTTCTCCCAGCAATCCGTAACACAGGAACACCCTCAAAGACACCCTGCTGCGTCGACGATGCGCGACCCGAGGAGACGAAAGCGCGCATCGTTGCATAAGTGCAGGTTCCCATCTCCTAAGACGGCGACAGTGCACCTATGTGCGGCCGCCGACTAACGATTTCGTTCTAAGAGGGTGCTCCTGTGTTACGTCTACGTGGCAGGATTCTTTGTTCATTCAACTGTATGCAATCGGACCCCATGTCGCCCTCTACTGCACATCTCGTATTCCGCAAAGAACCCTGCCATGTAGACCCTCCGAAGAGGGCTTACAGCTTACTTGATTACTGCACCTTTTTCATCGTATTGCTTGGCCGGCGCATTGATCATTTCATTATGCTTTTCCAGCAAGTGGCGGGCTTCGGTATTCATTACCGAAGCAGGCGCTTCCAGGATTTTACGTTCTGCTGCAAGATCACGATTTTCCGCAGCTTCTTCTGTGAACTTGTTTGGAAATCGGGCACGCAGCTTAGCGATGTTTTGCTCCTGGATTTGTTCGATATCGCGATCGATACATTTCAACAAGATCGCATCGTACCACATGCCGTCGCCAATTTCTTCGCCGATATTTACGAAGTCCGGTGGCTCACCTGTTGTAACGGATAGCAACAATGATTCGAGCAGTTCGCCACTTTCGGTCGACTTACCCAGGATACCATGGATCAGACGTTCTTGAAGTGTCGGATCGTAAGCATCTTCGTTCTCGGGCAAATTCAATCGAATGTTCTCGCAATTGCGATACATACCTTGCCCATTCATGTCTTCCGGTAATGCGCGACCGTAGAAGAACGCTTTTTTGATCTTGTCGATTCTTTGTAGTGCGAGGATTGCCTCATTCAACGCAGCGATAAAGACATCTTTAGCAACCAACTCACCGTGGAAGCCTGGGGACATTGTGCGATGTGCTGCTACCACGTATTGTTGATTATTCATGTACGACTCCTATTAATTTGTGTGCGTAAGTAACTATAACTTAACGCATGCAGACATGCAAGCTTATTTTTCACGGACAGCGTTTAACTCTTTAAGCTCTTGAGTATTGAGTGGCAAATTTAATATCCGGTAGCATTGACCTTGGAAACCGTATGTCTTTTGCAGAGCACCTTTTTCCACTTCCACAACATATCCGCTTGCCGCCATAGATTTTAGTGTGGCGTCCAAAGCTGCAACTTGCCCGTTCTTATGAGAAGTAAATGCGGAAGATTTCTGCGTCATAATTTGCAATAGCTTGCGCGGTACAACCCCGTCTTTGCGCATACGTTCATCAATACCGTAGCTTACAGGAGGTGGCTGCAAGAGATAATTATGCATAAGTGAAAGCAGTTTCTTTTCACGTGATGCATCACCAACACCAACATCACCTGAATTAATTCGACGACGCATAACCGCAATATCACGGCGCACAACTTCAAGTGCCCAGATAACATGAATACTTTGCGTGACCGGAAATGTGTGGTTATCTGCTACAGCTAAGAGTGCTGCAATGCGACAAACTTTCAAGTGCGCACGGTTCCACATCTGACGCCAGCCTTCTTCGTCTGAACGATTCACTTGTGCATCACATTCTCTATCAAATTCATCAAGTAAGTCTTTAGCTTTCTGTGAACTAAGAACTTCCAAGTATTGAAAGTTCTGAATCATTGAAATACTATGAGAAATTAATCCGAGTAAAGTATCTAAGACAAGTGGATCAAGTGTCTTTTGTGGACTCGGGTTACTTGGTGGTCTGTCGCCTACAAATTCGATAATTGTGAAACGACTTAGAAAACCGTCTTCCATCATGTTTTCAGTAAGCGAGTCATAAAATCTGCCAGGCGTAGTTTCACCAATCATACTATATGCTACACCACTAACCGAAGCAATGTTTTTGTCTTTATCGGAATATCCAATACCACCAACAATGGATGTTGGGCCAGATTTCTGATAAAGACTTGTCATGACGGTACGCAACTGCTGCATAGGCCCATCGCCACGATCTTCGGTTGCCAAACGTTGCAGCTTACGTCCCCATTCGCTAGCAATGTTCACAAATGATGGATTAGCAGCTACAGCTTTGGACAAACCGGGGCCAGAGGCGTAGTCTGTAAAGTCGCAGAAATCCATCCCTGCGGGAATTGTGTTGCGCACAAAACTCATGATATTTGCAATACCACTATGCATTGCTTCTTTTCCGATAGCAGACCGACCTACAAGAATAAGATAAATATTTAATCCTGAACTCAGACCGTTATTACCGATAATGAACGTTTTACCACATATTCCGGCCATCAAACCGAGCGCGGCAACAATGGAAACTTCTTTAACTGGACGCGGTGAACTATGGTAGACGTACTTTGCCAATTCGCCTAGCAGGCCTGGGGGCCATGATAAACCTTCGGAGTCTTTGTCTTGAGGTTCGGTAAGCGGGTGCACCGGTAATGGTGGGGCTACTGCTAAGGGTGGTGTACCCACTTCAGCAATTTGCAGCGCTGTAGCGGGTTGCTGTTGCTTGCGGTAGGTAGCAATTAACCCTTCCGCAAACTGCTTTGCCGCTGCTGCACTAGCTTCGTCGTCTTCTGCTTCTTGCGCTTGTCGACTTCGAATCAGTGTAAGGGTGAGATCAATGTAGCGATTGTCTTTTGTAGCTTTTTCACGTTGCCCAAGAATGCTTGTGCGGAACAGACGACGAATCTGTGCATTCGACTTTGTATAGAACGTATACATTGACATAAGTGCAAGATCAGCTTCGGACTGCGACTTGTATTCACCCTGCCAGTTGCCTTCGTATAGCCATTGATACTTTGCACCATTCTCCGCGTTTTTGGCACGTTCCAGGATAGTTTCATCACTTTCCGTTTCTTCAATATCCGTGAGCGTAATTTTTGGCGCTTCAACATTTTGAATCTCCGAAACAAGTATGTCCAATAAGTCTTGACGATTATGTATCGGTTCATTAATGACAATATCACCGGTACACAC